GCCTCGTGTATAACATCTTTGCTCTAACCACCCGAATCATTAGTTCCAAAAGTGGAGTTATAGCCTTACTTACAAGATCAAATTGCACAAGGTTGGCTAACAACTACAAAGCCCCATGCAAATCACCGACTGGCGGCAGGCTGAGCAGAACGGCCGAAGCGGTACATGGCAATTTGTTGGGCCATGAATTCACGCTCCTTCTCGTCCTCCGGTTGAGGGTAGCTCACAGATGGCAGATCGCCGCCAGAGTCTATTTCCCCTGCTGCCGCAGAGGCCACACGCACGGTATTGAGTGTGGAGTGTTGGGTGGGGGTGTCGGAAAAAGTTGTGATGAGTGCAGCAGGCCACGCAGCAGGTGTGGTCGTAATGCTGAGTGGGTTCATTGCCGCAACATATGTCAACGTACTCTGAATGATACCCGAAGTCCCCGACATTCGCAAGGTCAGTCCTCCAGCAAGTGTTGACTGGTTCATGACCTGCGTCACGTTGAGGATAGTGGCCAGCTCAACCACAGTTGCGGTTCCAGCCTGATTGCCGGACGCAAAGGAGGTTGCTGTAATACCAACGGGGGTGCCATTGAACACAATGTTGCTCGTGTCGTCATAAGCCAAACCAATGACACGCACGTAAACGAGATAGTACCCAGTACGTTTGAAGAACAAAGCTGTCCCATTCGCATTCGGCACGACCATATCGTCACCTGCAGTCAAAGCATTCGGCCAATAGACGGAGTCAGTCGTCACAGTCGGGCACTGCACTGTCTGTGACATTCCGAAATTGAGCTCACCAGGATTCATGAACTCAATCGTGTATTCAATTGAGAGCTCACCAATGTACGTGTTAGCAGGAATGCCAACATACGCGTACCCAAACGAACCAACATCCAAATCAGACGTGGCCGTTCCAGAAATCAACCCAGACGCCCGTCGCACAAACCAGCTCTTGAGCCGGTTCAACGATGTCTTGCTGACGTTCAATGTGGTCGACAACCAAGCGTTGGCCCGCGCCTTGTTGTCGTGCGACATAAACTCCAGCTTCGAAGTGGGAATCGGATCGGTCGGATCAACGTCAAAAAGGAGCATGACGCTGCCAGCCGTGGAAGTAGGACAATCTGCATAATAATGCAGCTTGAGATCCACAAACCGGTAACGCTCATAACCCCGAGCTTGTGTGCTCAACCATGGAAACAGGTTGACGTTGTTGGGATTGACCGTAAGTTTGGTTGAGGAGAAAGCAGAAGCCGTGGTGCCCGTGGTAATGTCCGTTAGGAACTCCGTGTGATGAATGCGAACTCCACCATTCGGCATGGGGGTATGCCGCGGTGGTGCCCCAACGAACCTGTTGCCCACCGCAACTGGAGCTCGCATATCTTGTTTTTTGTGTTTGTTTTTCTGCTTCTTCTTCTGTGGCTTCTTGGATTTCGGCTGGGGCCCGGGATTCAGCTCAACACCAACCAATGGAGCGGCCGGTGCTTGACCCGTGACCTTTTGCCAATTCCAAGGTTCCTGCTTGAGCATCTTGTCAGACGCCTTTTTGCTGCGTGGCTCCTCACCAATGAATGGAGCGAGTCCCGCAGCTTTGATGAGTTTTTCAGGAGCTTCACCTCTCAACTGAACCCCGGGAAGTGTTCGACCAGGGATTTTGTGCAGACCAATGTTGCCCTTTAGGGTTTGACGCGCGGTCTCGCGCGCTAGCCTGGCAGCCAATCGGACTGCAGATCGAGGCTGTCGAGCAGCCTCTTCCACCACCTCACTCCGCAAAAATTTAGGACTTGCGAAATCCTGTACTGTTTTGATAATTTCACTCATTTCTAGTGGATCCCAAAAATAAAACGACGCGTGTCTAGGGAATTACTACACAACCAGCGTCTGCCGGAATCAGAGGCCCTTCAACGGGCTTGTGGGCAGCCTGGTGACTTCATGTGTGACGCGCGGCGAGTTTTCGCGGTAAATCAAATTCAATCCTCTGCCAAAACCGACCAAGCGGGCCCGTCCAAGGGCGAGGGTCAGCAACATCCTGCAAACTACTGGCCTGGAACAGTAATCCAGTAGAGTCAGGGACAGCTTCTTGACAGAGTCTTGAACATAGCAATTGGTTCGCTGCCAATTGGTTCTCGAACGGAACAGAGCACGTATTGTCACTACGGCTAAAGTGAGGGCAGCTATATGCCCCAATCACCACGATGCAGAACTCATAGGAGTGGAAGGCCGGAGCCCCAGATGGGTAATTATCTGTTTATTTTTCCATGTCATAGAACAGGACATGTCACCTGTCCATTGGACGCAACACGATCAATCCAATGGAAAGTCAGGTTCGCTTTCTCGTGGATCCACTGCATCAACCCGCGGCTGGGCCAAAAGGCATTTACGCTGCGGACGCGTAAATAGCCTTTGGCCCGTCGGAATCTTTATCCATTATGCACCTCAGGAGTGGGTCACTCAATTGAGCTCCTGGGTGCAACTTGGAAAGGCTAACCTCGACATCTTTCAACTGTCGAGAGGTCAGCCCATACCGCTCAGCCACGCAGTAATCCGCCTCAGGGGAAGCGGTCACAGCTGTAAAACGGTATTTGTGCTCTTCAATTCGATAGTGGTAAGCCTTGTGGCCCTCAGTGCAGCGCAACACAGCATCAATCAAATTGCGATACACCGGAACAAAGTCAAGATTCTTGATACCCAATGCAACTCCACGCAACAGTGCTTTGGGGTGGACATTCCTCGGGGGGTTGACGAAATATCCAAACTTTGCTAACACTTTTCCAATCTTAGGGATGAATGTTAATCCATCCTGTGAAGGCACAATAACACTAGAGCAAAACTCGGCTTCTCGAATATGCTCTCTGTACCTACTTTCGGTCTTGAAACCCAATTCAAGAAATAACTCATACCACCGCTTGGTGGACAATCGAATGCCACCATGACGCATCAGCATGTCGTCTCCCTGAACCAGCAGCTTCACGCTCTCCTTGATCTGGTCAAAGGGCAGTTCCGTCAACTGCTGGTATACGAACAAATGCATGAACGCGTTCAGTATTGAGTTAAACACCGACGTGTAGGGGTCACCGCTCTTTCGAGTGCCAGGCACTCGATATTGCCAACCGGTCGCAGTGAAACCGTGTGTGTTGATATTGGCAACCATAAGATCGATGACAGCGCGAGGCGCGCCGAACTGCTTGGCGATCCAAACCTCAAGTTCACACAATCTGACGCCAATGCTTGAGTCATAAGCACTGACGTCGTTCTCAAAAATGTGACCTGGCGTGGAAATGTAATCCCCCATCTCACGAGAGGACGCCCCGCTTGTGAAATACACACATGAGTCCTTACCCATGCACTTCTTTGCATGCCGTTGAAAAGCGGAAAACCATGGACCCACTATGCTGATAAACTCTGACTTGGCCCCTTGAATGAGCCGTGGCGCTTTATCAAGTTCACCAGCTTCCGTACAGTGGGTCAAATTTTCCACTTTAACAAATGACTTTCGGGTGGACCATGCGTAGAGAATCTTGGAGGACAACGAAGAGTGCTCGTTTATACCTCGAGACAAATTTGTCTCGTGGGCCTCACGCACCATCCGTTTCACGGCCGGAGATGCGTTTGACCCCTTCAAATAGGTGTCCATAGAATCACTACGAATTTTCTTTTTCTGAATGATTTTGTGCAAGTTTTTCCTCACGAAATGTTCAAATGCCATGAGGATTGTTGTTGGTCGCGGCGTGTCCTTCAACACGCGTTGAAACAGAGCCTGCTTCTCATTATCCGAGTTCATATTGAAATACTTGGGAGCATAGAACTTGGAATCTTGAAAAGCTTGAACCTGGGAATAGGATTTGTGATCCGGAGGGCGATTGAAAGGTCCCGCTCGGAACCGCATCACCGCTCCAGGTTTAAGTACTAATGGTCGTGGCAATGTGCTGACCGATGAGGCGCGGGCGGGCAAAGATGCCCACGCCGCTGGTGCGCTACGTCTAAGCAGACTCATCGGCGCTTTCGCATCCACAACAGCACCGCCACTCCCAACAAAGCCAAGCCTCCCCATTTGACAATCCAGGTGTCCGAACTGTCAAAGTACGAGTCTTGGTAGTACGATTGGGTCTCATGACGCTGGTCATCGCCAAGCACGGCAATGATCGGCGCCCAACGAATTGTTCGCTCCAGGACCCCAGGCTCTGCATCAACACTGGACAACAACTCCCTAGTCTTGATGACACTTGCTTCAAAATCTTTCTTGGTGTAAGCGCGGCCAATCCACCAACTGCGCAGGTCGCTGACTACGCAAGGCAAAATTGTGACCGTCGATTCACCGCCGGTGAGAGAAGTAGTGGCAAAATACCACCATGACTGAAACATGCGGTTCAACCCAAACCACACCGTGACTGCCATGTCTTTTTTCATATACTCCTCATAATACAGAGGCACTCTCACTCGATCCGTGAAATTCTGGAGAGATGCCCCACTGGTTTTTTGTGCAACAACGTAGCTCGTCTCGCGCGGGGTAGCGCGCACTAAACGAGCAGTAGCGTTCTGCAACTGCTGATAACGGTCCACAGGGTCAAGATCAGGATCGAGCTCGACCATGCGATAACCGTGTAACTGGTTATCTGGCATAGCGCCGGCAACTGGCGCTGCGCCAAATTCACTAGCATCCGCACTAGGGCGCGGAATGCCCAGGTCAGCTCGCTCAACTGTGTCGTGGCACACGACGCAGCGAGCGATCTGTTGTGGCGATGTGTAAATGGTGGCTAAAATGCAGGCACGATGATAGGAATGCCCACACTCTGTGATGGCATGGTCGGAGTGCAATGTGATGTTTTCACCACAAGTTGCACATTGCCCGACCACGGTTGGGGTTTTGAATGTGCTCCCGGGACGTACGACAAATCTGAACAGACTCATCGACGACGGGCACGATCCAACTCAGTGCAGCGCACGAAAACGTACGCCACAACTCGGCCGAAGAGGCGGAACAAGCGGAGAGGTGACCCCACTCGCTCGATGAAGTTGACAGTGTCGTCAACGTAGCCCTCCCGGTAAGCATGCACCCCCACCGCAGTAAGAAACGTGACCCAACAAAACACGACAGTCATGTTGACCGCGAAGTAATACACTCCGCGCACGACTCGGAACACGCCTCCCACCACAACCTTGATACCATTCCCCACCATCTGGCACACCTGCGAAGCCAAAGGCACAACCTTCGGCAACACAAAAGGCGCCACACACACAGCCGTCGCCACAACGGCCCCAGCAATGAACCCTTTGCTGGGAAGATTTGCGGATGCATATTGCCATCCGCGGGCCAAGTTAAGTCGGAGGAACTCAGCCGGAGTTTGGAAACCACTAATGATAGCGATTCGCTGGGGTTTGTCAGACATACCCCCAAAACCTTTCAATGTGAACATGGCGAAAGGTATGCTGCACTCGTTCAACGCGGGTAAGCACAACGGCACTAGGTTAGCTATAATGACCAGAACTGGTTCTGGATCCGTGTTGTGACTGATGTCACAATAGATCACACACCTCGGTACGGTGATGTGTCCTCAATTAACGCCTCCTATTCCATTGCGCTCCTTACCAAGCCGGAAGGGCGACCCTTGTCTACTAAAATACAACATGGTACAAAACTCTCAGCAGTCGATGAACCAGCCCTTCTGATAGCAAGTGAACCCAAACATGGGTCAGTTGGACCATACAGGCTTTCTCAACGCACCCTAAGTCAATGAGTGGTCAGTTGCCCGACACAAAACTTTGACTAACAGGTACTGCGATTTCAAATCCATTCTGCTGTTTTTTATTTTTTGTTTTCAACACCTCGGTGACTGTTTTGACATCAGCTGGTCCTACCAACTGGTGCTCCGGCTTGCAAAGCCGATACAAAACCCAAGGAGAGAGGTTAAGTCCGTGAACCACCTACTGGTCCTCTCCCCGCCCGAGTAGAATTTCTATTAAAGTCACACCGTCCAGCCCGACGATGCGACGACGCCCAATGCAGGAGCCCCCCACTCCATTTTCAACCTAGACGTCTCAGTGCGGCGACACACGCACCACAGCCGGTTACCACCGTGGTGGAAAATCCCTTTGCA